GTTACAACTGATCCCTCAGTTAGGGCCATGCGTGAACTGGCTTACCTACCAAAAGGGGAGATGGATCCGCACGAAGTCCCTGATAGCAAACCCCGTGTAGCAGGCCCACCAAATGGACTTAGATGATCAATTTGAATTAGAACATTTATTTCTACAAGAAAGAAAATGTAGAGTATGTGGAGAACAAAAGAATCTTATAGAAGGATTTTATTTAACTAGAAAAAATAGAAAAGCCGCAGCTTCTTCATATTCATATGAATGTAAAACATGTACCATAAAAAGAATAAAAGAATCAAGAAATAAGTCTAGATCTAATTGGATATATCCAGATTGGTGATGTTCATGTATTGTTTCCCCATTTGTAAGTGAAGCAAATAATAAATAAATTTAGATAAAATACTGACTCGCAGAGGAAACAGATGGCTGGTTTAGGCTTAGTATCTCCAGGGATTAAAGTAAAAGAAGTTGATCTCACACGGGGTGGAATTACTGGTGTAAGCGACCAGACTGGTGCAATTGCTGGGCCTTTTGTTAAAGGGCCTGTCGAAGATCCACAATTAATAGAAGGTGAAAAGGATCTAGTGGATACTTTTGGTGAACCCCAAGAGACTAGTTCCCAATATGAATATTGGTTATCCGCAGCATCATATCTTTCATATGGTGGTCAATTGCGAGTGGTAAGAACAGATGGAACTGCTTTAAATAATGCAAATGCTGCTGTTGCAACTGGTGCAGCATCATCATTGACAAGTTTAAAGATTAAGAATATAGACGATTATTTTAATTCTTATGCTGCAGGAACTACTTGGTATTACGCTGCAAAGAATCCTGGTACTTGGGCAAATGGATTAAAAGTTTGTGTAATAGATGCTCAGACAGACCAAACACTTACTGGTATTAATACTGCAGGTATTGTAGTTGGTGCTGGTATTACTCAGGCATTTCCAGGTGGAACTACAGTTGGTGGAATTGGTACATCAGTAACACTTGATGGACACCTTAGTGGTACTGTTACTAAAGTTGGTACTGGTAACATTGATGTTAAGGTTGTTAGTAGAGTTGCAGTTGGTGGAAGTGTTATTCCTGTAGATTATGCAAAAGATGGTGCATACGAATTTAAAACAACTAGAGAATGTAACATCTCAGGTGCAACTGGTGCTGCTAGTACATCGGTAACAGTTTCTAGAACTACTGCTGGAACAAACCAAGGTACTCTTACAGCAAATGAAAATATAAAACTATTGAATAGGTCAGCAGCAACTACAGTTGATAACGCTGGTGGTAGTGCGTTAAGTGTTAGTGCTAACTCAGTTAACGTTGCAAATGTAAGTGGTATTACTGCAAACCAGTCAATATTATTGATTGGATCAGAATTGATGGGAGTTGGAAACATCTCTGGTAATGCTGTTGGTCTTACAACTAGAGGTATTGATGGAACAACTGCAACAGCTCATAATGATGGAAGTGTAATAACAGTTTTCAATCATGGTGGTCAAGTAACAACAGTTGCTGCAGATAACAGTGGTGCATCTGATACTAACGTTCAGGTTACTGCATCTACTGGAATTGATGCTGGAGATGTTATTGGAATTGCTGGTGTTGGAACTGCAAGAGAATGGATGACTGTAAGTGCAGTTACTACCAATTCAGCATTAACTCCTAGTTCAGTTGCAGACTGGTATGAGTCACAAACATTACAACTTGATAATGCTACTGTTTATTGGAGTAGTGTTGCACAAAAACCACAAACTTCTGCATATTCAAACGCTAGAAATTCTAGATTTGATGAATTACATGTTGTAGTTGTTGATGATAGTGGAAAAGAATCAGGAACTTCTGGTCAAATACTAGAATCATGGTTAAGTCTTTCTAAAGCTGAAGATGCAAAACAATTTAATGCTCCAATTTACTGGAAAGATTTTATAGCAAATAATTCAGAGTATATCTTTGCTGGTGTTAATCCAAATGGTACTCCATTAACGGGTGCAAATAATGCTGGTAATATTGCTGCTGGTTCATGGGGTCAAGTTACTCAAGGAGTTAACTTTACTGGAATTGGAGTTTCAACCTTCTCACTAGAAGGTGGTAAAGATTATGGTGGTACTTATACTGCACCAACATATCCTACAACTCTAGGTGATATAATTTCTGGATATAATCAGTTTGCAAATGTAAGAGAATATCCAATTAATTATCTTATCATGGGCCCAGGCTTGGGAAGTAGAGATGAAACTGTTGGTAAGGCTAATAAGTTAATTTCTATTGCAGGTGATAGAAAAGATTGTATTGCAGTTGTTTCTCCATCAAAATCTGACGTATTGAGTGGAGCTGGTAATGCACCAGTACCTATTTCTAATAGTGATACTCAGACAACTAACATACTTAAGACAACTGGTCAGATGTCTTCATCATCATATGGTGTTATAGACTCTGGTTACAAGTACATATTTGATCGTTTCAATAATAAATTCCGTTATATTCCATGTAACGCTGACGTTGCTGGAATGATGGCAAGAACATCTCAAAATTCTTATCCTTGGTTCTCACCTGCTGGTGCGGATAGAGGTGTTGTAAATAATGCAATTAAACTTGCATACAACCCATCTCAAGCACAAAGAGATCTTCTATATACCAAGAGAGTTAACCCAGTTGTTGCTTTCCCTGGTCAAGGAGTAATCCTCTTTGGTGATAAAACTGCACTTTCATATACTTCTGCATTTGATAGAATCAACGTTCGCCGTTTATTCTTAACTATAGAAACTGCAATAGAAAGAGCAGCAAGGGCACAACTCTTTGAGTTCAACGATGATATTACAAGAGCAAACTTTGTAAATATAGTTGAACCATATCTTCGTGATATTCAAGCGAAGAGAGGTATCACAGACTTCTTAGTAGTTTGTGATGAATCAAACAACACCGCCGATATAATCGACGCAAATGAATTCCGTGCTGACATATTCATTAAACCAGCACGTTCTATCAACTTCATCGGACTAACCTTCGTTGCAACACGTACAGGTATTAGTTTCGAGGAAGTGGTCGGTACAGTCTAACCATTAACCATCACTTAATAACCCCAGGAGAAAAAGAAAATGCCTCAGCTAATCCCGAATAAAGGGGCTAATGCGAGAACCCTAGATACTTTTAAAAGTAAATTACTTGGTGGTGGCGTTCGCCCTAATTTTTTCGAGGTCGAAATTAATTTCCCAGAATTAGCTATTGATCCAAATGATGTATCTGACAGATTACGTTTTTTGGTTAAAGGTGCTAATCTACCTGCATCAATCGTAACTCCAATCGCCGTTCCTTTTAGAGGAAGGGAGTTAAAAATTGCAGGAGAAAGAAGTTTTGATACTTGGACTGTAACAGTTATCAATGATAGTAATTTTATTATCAGAGATGCGATGGAAAAGTGGATGAACATGATTAATAAAGTTTCTGATAATGCTGGTGTGGTTGATCCAACAGTTTATCAACAGGAAGCTTATGTTTATCAACTAGGAAGAGCTCCAATAACAGGGCCTACTAATGCACCTGCTGGTTCTTCAGATAGTATTCCAATTCTTAGATCGTATCATTTCCACGGTATATTCCCAACAAACGTTTCTTCAATTGATCTTTCTTACGATAGTAACAATGTTATTGAAGAATTCTCTGTAGAAATGCAGGTTCAGTGGTGGGAAGCTATGGATGAAAATAATAACGTAGTTATAGGCTGATAAATAGAACATATAGAAAATTTCTGATAAATGGCTAAATTATTCGGTTTCTCCATAGCGGGGGCTGACAATAATAATCTGCCACAGGGGGCAATGTCTCCTGTGCCGCAAAATGAAGCGGATAAATCCGACTACTTTGTAAGTAGTGGGTTTTATGGGCAGTATGTTGATATTGAAGGTGTATTCAGAAATGAATATGATTTGATTAAAAGGTATAGAGAAATGTCGCTTCATCCAGAGTGTGATGAAGCGATTGAAGATATTGTAAATGAAGCTATAGTTTCTGATTTAAACGATACTCCAGTAGAAATTGATTTATCAAATCTACCAGCTGGTGATAATATTAAAAAAATTATCCGTGATGAGTTTAAATATGTAAAAGACCTATTAGATTTTGATTCAAAATCCCATGAAATATTCCGTAACTGGTATATTGATGGGAGATTATATTATCATAAGGTAATTGATCTTAAAGATCCTCATGCAGGAATACAAGAATTAAGATATGTTGATGCTTTAAAAATTAAATATGTACGTCAACAGAAGAAGAAAGATCCAAATTTAGTTAATATCCAGAGTGATAAACCACTTGGTAGTCCAGAATTAGAAGAATATTTTGAATATAATCCTACTGCAGGAAGTAATAAAAACTATACTCCGACTAATGGAACTCAAGGTGCAATTAAAATTGCAAAAGATGCAATTACATATTGTACTTCAGGACTTGTAGATCGTAATAAACATATTACATTATCATGGTTACATAAAGGTATTAAGGCTCTCAATCAACTTAGAATGATTGAAGATAGTCTTGTTATCTATAGATTATCCCGTGCTCCAGAAAGAAGAATCTTCTATATTGATGTTGGTAATTTACCTAAAGTTAAGGCAGAACAATATCTTAGAGAAGTAATGGGTCGTTATAGATCCAAGTTAGTATATGATGCTAATACTGGTGAAGTTCGTGATGATAAAAAATTCATGTCTATGCTAGAAGATTTTTGGCTTCCTAGACGTGAAGGTGGTAGAGGAACTGAGATTACTACACTTCCAGGTGGACAAAATCTTGGTGAAATTACTGATATCAATTATTTCCAGAAGAAATTATATAAGGCTTTGGGTGTTCCTGAAACTCGTTTAAGTGGGGACTCTGGATTTAATATGGGTAGATCTTCTGAGATCTTAAGAGATGAACTCAGATTCAATAAGTTTGTTGGACGTTTGAGAAAGAGATTCTCAAATATGTTCCTTGATATGTTAAAGACACAACTACTTCTTAAGAATGTAGTTACTCCAGAAGATTGGAGTACAATGTCTGAACATATTCAGTTTGATTATATTTACGATAATCATTTCACTGAACTTAAGAATAGTGAGTTATTCCAAGAAAGAATGAATAACTTATCACAGGCAGAACCATATATTGGTAAATATTTCTCACAGGATTATGTAAGACGTGAGGTATTACATCAAACTGATGATGAAATACTAGAACAGGATAAGTTAATTGCTGCAGAAATAGAAGCTGGATTATATGTTGATCCATTAGAAATGCAGGAATTAGAGGTAACTGCAGCTGCTACTGAAGTTGCTGCACAACAGGCTAATTTGGAGAGTCCAGAGGCTCCTGCAGCACCAACTGGCGGCGAAATATAAATAAACTTAGTATATTTACATCATCGTGGATTCTGAACAATTGATTACTAAAGTGTTGGACGATGCTCCTGCACATGAAATAACTGATGCTATTAAAGATCTTCTATATGCAAAATCTGCAGAGAAGGTTGAAGGTGAAAGGCCTGCAGCTATTGCAGATCTGTTCAAAAGCGATGAAATGGAACCCGAAGAACCAACTGTAGCCCAAGAAGAGGAACCAGAAAATGAGGATTAAAGTATTAGCAGCTGAAGGAAATTTGTCCTCTGCATCTAATGTTGGTACAGCTACTGTAGTGAGATTATTTAACAATCATTCTGCAGCATTATTAATTACCAGAAAAACATCTGGTGGTACAACTATTGGTAGTATAACTGTCAATACTAAAGAGTCTGTTATTCTGGAAAAAGATTCTACAGATACACTTACTGCTGCATCCAATGGTGGAAGTGTCCTAGTCACACAAGTTGCTTACGGAAATTAAAGACAATGAAACTTATCAGAGAAGAAATAGAAAATGTAGAGGTTATCGTTGAGGAACGCAACGGTAAAAAGAGCCTTTATATTGAGGGTGTTTTCCTTCAAGGTGATATTAAAAATCGTAATGGTAGAATGTATCCTTCTAATACTCTCGGTAGAGAGGTAGCTAGATACAATGAAGCTTTTGTTAGTAAAGGTCGTGCTTTAGGAGAATTGGGACATCCTGATGGCCCTACTGTTAATCTCGATAGAGTTTCACATAAGATCATGTCCTTAAGACAGGAAGGATCTAATTTTATTGGTCGTGCTAAAGTTTTGAATACACCTATGGGTAATATTGCCAAGAATCTTCTTGATGAAGGAGTTAAACTTGGTGTTTCTTCTCGTGGTGTTGGTTCAGTTAGTATGAACAATGAAGGTGTTAACGTTGTAGGTGAAGACTTCATGTTAGCAACCGCAGCTGATATAGTTGCAGACCCCTCAGCTCCTGATGCTTTTGTCGATGGCATCATGGAAGGAAAGGATTGGATCTGGGATGGTGGTGTTCTCCGTGAAAAATTCGCAGAGAAGACATACAAACAGATCAACACCCTTGCAAGTTCACGTGAACTTCAAGAAAATAAACTAAGATTATTCCAAGACTTCTTAGGAAATCTTTAATTTAAAAGTTTTCTAAATAAGTATAGATTACATCTAATATAGCCGTAAAATCGGAGAGCAAAAACAATGTCCGTTGGAAAAGATTTACAAGAAATGGAAGTAGGCACTGTGCAATCCAAGACTGCCGTTAACGCTAACGCAAAATCTGGGATGCCGATAGATACTTCTATCAGTGCTGGATCCTATGAAGATCTTGGCGGGCCTGACCCATCTAACTATAAGCCTGATGATGACTCAGCCAAACTAAAAACTGGAGCATCAACAGTTGCACAAGTTAAAGACGTTGTGAACAAAGGTGCAAAGTCTGCCGTTAAGAGCGGAGACGTTAAGCCTGAGGAAGTACAACCAGATGAGAGTAAAGAAGTCGTATCAGAAGAAGAGACAGTAACTGAAGAACCAGTTGTTGAAACTCCTGAACTCAATGTTGAGGAAGATATGACCGCATTGTTCTCTGGAGAAGAACTCAGTGAAGAGTTCCAAGACAAAGCAAGAACTATCTTCGAGGCTGCAATTAATTCACGTGTTGCATCTATCGCAGAAGATCTTAAGAAAGAAAACGAAGTTAAGATTAGCGAGGAGATCGAATCCGTTAAATCTAAACTCGTAGAAAGAGTTGATTCTTACCTTGAGTACGTAGCTGATGAATGGCTCAAGGAGAATGCACTTGCTGTTGAGCATGGATTAAAGTCTGAGATGACTGAATCCTTCCTCGGTGGCATGAGAAAGCTTTTTGAAGAACATTATGTATCAATCCCTGAAGATAAATATGATGTCGTCGAGAATATGGTCACTAAACTTGATGAAATGGAGACCAAACTCAATGAGCAAATTGAGAGAAACGTAGGACTAAACAAGAGACTCGCTGAGTCTACTGCAGACGGAATCGTATCTCAAGTGGCTGAAGGCCTTGCCTTAAGTCAGAAAGAGAAGCTCACAACACTCGCAGAAAGTGTTGAGTTTGAAAGTGAAGAATCATATCGTGAGAAACTGGAGACTCTTAAGGAGTCATACTTCGGACAGAGCGTCCAGAAAGAGACCTCAGAACAAGTACTCAATGAAGAAGCACAAGCACAAGATTACACTGGTGCAATGGCTCAATACATGAGTGTCTTGAACTCGGTCAAGAAGTGAATTCAACATTATTAATCAATTACTAAACTTCCTTTAATACTTACAGGTAAAGCAAATGTTCAATTCGGAACAGTTGCAGGAAAAGTGGAAGCCGTTACTAGAACATGATGGACTTGATTCAATCAAGGATCCTCATCGTAAAGCGACTACTGCAGTCCTGCTAGAGAACCAAGAAAGATTCCTCAGAGAGGAAAGAGAATTTAATACAAACGGTACACCAGGTCAACTTCAAGAAATCACTAACGCAGGTAATGCTGCTGGTGCTTCTGGTGGATTTAGTGGTAGTGCAGCTGCTGCTGGCCCAACTGCTGGTTTCGACCCCGTACTTATTAGTTTAATCCGTCGTTCAATGCCTAACCTTTTGGCATACGACATTTGTGGCGTACAACCAATGAACGGGCCAACTGGTCTGATCTTTGCGATGCGTTCACGCTATACCAACCAGTCTGGAACAGAAACATTCTTCAACGAAGTAGATTCTGCATTCTCTGGACAAGATAAGAATACAGACCTAACTGCTGGATTCACATCTACTAACGCTGGTTTCGGTACAGACGCACAACAGGGTACTAACCCATCCGTACTTGGATCTGGAGACGTTGCTCAGGCACTATACTCCACTGGTCAAGGTATGGTGACAGGAGATGCTGAAGCTCTTGACGGTACAGGCAACAATGCCTTCCGTGAGATGGCATTCTCAATCGAGAAAGTAACAGTTACTGCGAAATCTCGTGCGCTAAAAGCTGAGTATTCATTAGAACTTGCTCAAGACCTTAAGGCAATCCACGGATTGAACGCTGAGGCTGAGTTAGCAAATATTCTTTCTACTGAAATACTTGCTGAAATCAACAGAGAAGTTGTTCGTACAATCTACAAGGTTGCTGAGTCTGGTGCTCAGGCAAACACAACAACTGCTGGAACATTCGACCTAGATACAGACAGTAATGGTCGTTGGTCTGTTGAGAAGTTCAAAGGACTTCTATTCCAGATAGAAAGAGATGCAAACGCTGTTGCACAAAGAACTCGTCGTGGAAAGGGTAACATCATCGTTACTTCTGCTGACGTTGCTTCTGCACTAACAATGGCTGGTGTACTAGACTACACACCTGCTCTTAACGCTAACTTGAACGTTGATGACACTGGTAATACATTTGCTGGTACAATCAATGGTAAGTATCGTGTATACATCGATCCTTATGCTGCTTCAGGTGGTGGTGAGGCGAACCACTTCTACGTTGTAGGATACAAAGGTTCTTCACCTTACGATGCAGGACTGTTCTATTGCCCATACGTTCCACTACAGATGGTTCGTGCCGTTGGGGAGAACTCCTTCCAGCCTAAGATCGGCTTCAAGACCAGATATGGTATGGTTGCCAACCCATTTGCTGAAGGTACTACTCAAGGACTTGGTGCTCTTACACAGAACGCTAACCGTTACTACAGAAGAGTTAAAGTTACTAACCTTATGTAAGAAGAAAGGATATAATTCCTTTATTCAAAAGACCTCCTTCGGGGGGTCTTTTTTTATACCTAACTAAATAGTAGAAAATAGTGTATAATGGCCGTAAATCCAGCCTTGAAACAGGTATCGAATAGAAATTTTCTTTCTCCTGTAGGGTTCAAATTAAAAATTAATAAATGTCCAAAGGTGGATTTTTTGGCAGTTCAGGCTAATTTGCCTGGAATTACTTTAGGTACTGCCTTACAACCAAATCCATATAAAGATATTGAACTTCCTGGTGAAAAATTAGTTTATGATGATTTCCGTGTTTCCTTTATCGTTGATGAGGAAATGGAAAATTATAATCAAATTTATAAATGGATGATTGGTTTAGGTTATCCAAATAGTCAAAGAGACTTTACGGATATGAAATTAGAGGATCCATATTATTCAGAAATGGGTGATAAAGAAAATCCAAATGCAGAATTTTCTGATGGTACTCTTCAAATTTTAAACAGTAACCTAAGACCTCAAGCATACGTTAAAATAGAAACAATGTTTCCTGTTAGTTTATCAAGTCTTGACTTTGATGCAACCAATACAGACATTAATTATTTTACTGCTCAAGTATTATTCAAGTACAAAATCTTTCAATTATTAGATAAAAACTTCAAAGAAATATGAACCTTGAAACAATTCAGGGTATGTGGGAAAAAGATTCCCAGATTGATCCTGATGAATTGCACACTGCTTCTTTAGTAGTACCTACATTACATGCAAAATATTATCAACTTTATAATGATCTAAGACTTCTTAGAACAAAATCTAAAAAGGTATATCAAAAAGTTTTACAGGAGAGATACTTATATTATTCTGGTAAAGCAGAACCAGAAGTATATGAAAAAGATCCCTTCCCTTATAAGGTACGGGAAAAGGATGCAATACAAAGATATCTAGATTCTGATCAGAGATTATCCGATGCAGAATTAAAAGTAGAATATTATAATACTATGTTAGATTACTTAGAAAGTATTATAAAGACAATTCAGAATAGAACTTTTCAAATTAAAAATGCAATTGAGTGGCAAAAGTTTATTCGTGGATATGACTAAATAAGAATAGTAAATACATTTAATAATGGCTATTAGTACAGATACTTCAGTTTATATTGCTGGGGTTACAACATATGTATCTCCTGCTGTTTCTGCAATAGCATCAGATGCAACAGAAATCAGTGTATCTTATCCAGTGGGTGTAGGACATACACATTCAAGAAATATTAATGTTCCAAGACTTGCAAACGGTAATGTTGATGAGGCTGAATGGGAATCACGTTTAGATTCACATTTATTGTCTATTAATAATAAAATCAATGTTGGTGCAATTAGTACAGTTCCAACAGAAGATGATTCTCCAGGCGCCTCATAAATAATAGTACTTGATATAATATGAATGTCCCGTTTGACTATATCAAAGAAGAATGAAGTCTTCTTGAAGATTGATTCTAAGGAACCTCATGTATTCTGTGAGTTATCAGATGCATTTACTTTTGAGGTTCCTGGCGCTAAATTTATGCCTCAGTATAGGAGTAAATATTGGGATGGAAAAATACGTTTATTTAATCAATCCACTGGAGAAATATATGTTGGATTGTTAGATAAGATAGTATCATTTTGTAAGAGATCGGATTATGAATATGAATTTCTAGATAGTAAATTTTACGGAACACCTTTTGAAGAGAATGGTTTTGTATCATTAGAAGGTGTTAAAGATTATATGAATAAAATATCTAGATATGAACCAAGACCATATCAGATAGAAGGAGTATTTGACGCATTAAAGTATAATAGAAAATTATTAGTATCACCAACAGCATCTGGTAAATCGTTAATGATATATACGATTACCAGATATATGGTAGAAAAAAATAAAGATGTATTATTAGTTGTTCCTACTACCTCTCTTGTAGAACAAATGTATAAGGATTTTATAGAGTATGGTTGGGATGTTGAAAAGTATTGTCATAGAATTTATGCTGGTAAAGAAAAAGAAAGTACCAAATCAGTAACAATCACAACATGGCAATCCATTTATAAATTGGAAGCACCTTTCTTTAAAAGATATGGATGTGTAATTGGCGATGAGGCTCATCTATTTAAGTCTAAATCACTTGTCAAGATTATGACTAAGTTGAGAGATGCAAAATATAGATTTGGATTTACAGGAACATTAGATGGAACTCAAACTCATAAATGGGTATTGGAAGGTTTGTTTGGCCCTGCATATAAAATAATTCGTACAGATGAATTAATTGAAAAAGGCCATCTTGCAAAATTAGATATTAAGATATTACTAATTAGACATGATCCTCAGAAGTTTGAAACCTATGAAGATGAAGTTCAATTTATAATTCAAAATGAAAAACGTAATAACTTTATTAAAAACCTTGCTTTAGATTTAAAAGGAAATACTTTATTACTTTATAGTAGGGTGGAAACCCACGGTGAAATACTTTTCAATATGATAAATAATGTTAAGGAACGTAAGGTTTTCTTTGTTCATGGTGGAGTAGAAGCTAATGAAAGGGAAGAGATACGTGAAATCACTGAACAACAAGATAACGCTATTATCGTTGCCTCTTACGGAACCTTCTCAACTGGAATTAACATTAAAAATCTACACAATGTCATCTTTGCTTCCCCTTCAAAATCAAGAGTAAGAAATCTTCAATCAATAGGAAGAGTTCTTAGGAAGGGTGATCGCAAAACTAGTGCAACTCTTTATGATATTGCAGATGACACAACATACAAGTCTCAAAAAAATTACACATTAAATCATCTTATAGAACGAGTTAAAATATACAACGAAGAAAATTTTAATTATGAAATAGTTCCAATTAATATGAAACAAAAATGAAGACCAAGTATGCAACAATAAAATTATTAACAGGTGAGGAAATATTCTCTCAGGTGGAAGAGTTTATAGATGGAGAAGAAAAACATTTAGTTCTTATGGATCCTGCTATTGTTAAACAACTTCCAGCAAAACAAGGGCCATTTGCTTTGTATCGTATAGAACCTTGGTTAAAATTATCTGACGAACGTATTTTTATGATTGAATTGAAACATATAATATACTATGCTAGATCTAATGATCAGGAAAAGATAACAACTTATAAACGATGGGTAAAATCACTAAATAAAGAAACTGCAGAAAAAGATTCCAAAGTAGGTATATCTTCCTCTTTAGGATTTGTTTCTAAAGTTAATGACACTAGAGAATCTCTAGAGAAATTATTTAAAGATTCTTAGTAATATCCCTTTCAACCCTGGCAGAGTTATTGTACTTGTTTTCCTTTCGCTTGTCAAGCGGTTGAATAAGTGGTATAATATTAATGTGGTTATGAAGAAAATTAAATGTATTCTGTAATGGCTAAAAGAAAGCGATCCGAACATTATGTAAATAATAAAGAATTCCTTGCTGCCATAGTTGAATATAAGAAAAGTGTTGCAGAAGCTGCAGAACTTGGGAAAACAAAACCACGTATTACAAATTACTTGGGTTCTTGTTTTTTAAAGATAGCTACTCATCTTTCTTATAAACCCAACTTTGTCAATTACATG